CTAGAGTACGCATCTGGTAGAAAGTGGAGTTCACTTGCTCCTCAACCAGGAACATCTTTTGGTGTTCAAGCTGCAGGTGGTAAATATGACGAGTTCCACATCGCAGTCATTGACACTGATGGTATTTACAGTGGTGTTAAGAACGAAGTTCTAGAAATTTTAACTTTCGTATCTAAGGCATCCGATGCAAAATCTGCAGAGGGTAACACACTATATTGGAAGAAGGTAGTAACAGATCAATCCAAATTTGTTTACGCTGGAGATGACACATTTGCTGACACTGGAGATCAACTAGAACTTTCTGGTCAAGGAACTGCAGCATCGATTGGTGACCCAAGACTAGATGCAGTATTCAAACTATTCTCATTTAGTGGTGAATCAACAGAATCACGTAAACTAGAGGGTGGTGCTGATTACAATTGGGACTCGAATGCATCTGGTGTTACTGATGCAATTGTAGATGGATACAACCTAGTCGATGATCCAGAAATCTTTGGTGATATCGATTTCCTAGTACCAGGTAAAATTACTGATTCGGTTGTAGTTAGACTCATCGCAATTGCAGAGAAGAGAAAGGATTGTATCGTAGTTGCTTCTCCTCTAAGAGAAGATGTAATCAACTCCAATTCAACAACCAAGAAGACCGATGATATCATCGACTTCTTCAGAACGCTACCAAGCACATCATACGCGATCTTTGATTCTGGTTATAAGTACATTTATGATAAGTATAATGATGTTTATCGTTATGTACCTTGCGCTGCTGACGTTGCAGGTCTATGCCTATCAACAACCATCAACTCCGAGACTTGGTTCTCACCTGCTGGTTACAACAGAGGTCAGATTCTAAACGCAACGAAACTTGCATACTCACCAAGACAAGCAGAAAGAGACAGACTTTACACCAATAGAATCAACCCAGTCGTTGCATTCCCTGGTCAAGGTATTGTACTCTTTGGTGATAAGACCGCTCTTGCTTCTCCTAGTGCATTCGACAGAATCAATGTTCGTCGTCTCTTCATTGAACTTGAGAAGAACATTGCACAATTCTCCAAGTATCAACTATTTGAACTAAATGATGAATTGACAAGATCAGGATTTAGAGCTGCTATTGAACCATACCTAAGAGGTATTCAGGGTAGAAGAGGTATCTACGACTTCCTAGTTGTTTGTGACCAGTCAAACAACACTGGTAACGTAATTGATAGAAACGAATTGGTTGCTGAGATTTACATCAAACCAGCACGTTCCATCAACTTCATCACTATTTCCTTCATTGCAACTAGAACTGGCGTTTCCTTCAGTGAACTAACCAACTAATTTCATTCTTTCGCTAAACATTACTAGGAGAAAAAACAATGGCAAGAGGTATTTCAGAGTTTAAGACTAAATTAATCAATGGAGGCGCCAGACCTAATCTATTTTTGGTTCGCCTCAATTTCCCAGCTACATTGGGTGAGATTGCAGACATCGGTCCAATTGATGCATCAACAACTATCACAGAAAGAGCAGAATTCCTAGTGAAGACTGCTCAACTACCTGCTTCAACGATCGGAACAATTGATGTTCCTTTCAGAGGTAGAATGCTCAAGGTTGCTGGTGACAGAACATTCGAACCATGGTCAGTTACCGTTATCAATGATGGTGAGTTCGGTATCCGTAAGGCATTTGAAACATGGTCAAGAGGTATCAACGCTCTAACCGAGAACGTATCACAACTCGGTTATGGTGATGACAATCCTGGTTACTGTGTTGACCTAGAGGTATTCCAACTCAGCAGAGATAGTAAGACACCAAGCAAGACTCCTTCTTCTATCACCACGGCTGGTGTTGATGGAATGGACGTTGTTCGTGCTTACAAGTTCTATGATGCATGGCCTTCTTCACTATCTGCAATCGATCTCTCATATGAGTCGAATGATCAGATCGAAGAATTCACGGTTGAATTCCAGTATAACTACTATGAAGTTTCAAACCCAAATCTCGATACTGGTGTTTGATAAATAGTAGGAAGAATACACGCATATTATACTATGTCCCAATTATTTGGATTTTCCATTGAGGAGCGTAAGAAGAAAGAAAAACTTTATTCTCCCGCTCCTCCCAATAATGATGACGGCACCTCCGTAGTAGCGGCAGGTGCCTATTTTGGTCAATATGTAGATATCGATGGAATTCCAAAAAATAGTAATGACTTTGAACTGATTAAGAAGTATCGTGAGATTGCACTACATCCAGAGTGTGATAGTGCAATTGATGATATCATTAATGAATCAATCAGTAGCGATCTAGATTTTGCTCCAGTTAAAATTGAACTTTCTAACCTAGAGGTTAGTGAAAAAATTAAAAAACAAGTTAGAGAAGAGTTTAATTATATTTTACGTCTACTAAATTTTGACAAAAAATGTCACGAAATTTTCCGTCGTTGGTATATTGACGGAAGACTTCACTACCATAAGATGATTGATTTTGAGAATCCTCAGGAAGGCATCAAAGAGTTAAGATACATTGATGCACTCAAAATCAGAAAAGTTAGAGAAGTAATTAAAAAGAAAGATACACTTGCAGAGATAGAAAGAGGACCTGCAGGTGAAAAATATGATTACGGTGAAGTGCTTGAATATTACATGTACTTCCCACAAGGATTTAAAACAACACAAGCAAAAGGACTGAAGATTGCTGATGATGCAATCACCTTTGTAAATTCTGGACTGATGGATCATAACAGGAATACTGTTTTGTCATTCCTTCACAAAGCAATTAAAGCAGTGAATCAACTCAGAATGATTGAGGATTCGCTTGTTATTTACAGACTATCTCGTGCCCCAGAACGTAGAATTTTCTATATTGATGTAGGTAATCTACCAAAGATGAAAGCGGAACAATACCTCCGTGAGGTTATGAACCGTTATCGTAACAAACTGGTTTATGACTCTGCAACTGGTGAGGTTCGTGATGACCGCAAGCATATGAGCATGCTTGAGGATTTCTGGTTGCCACGTAGAGAAGGTGGTAGAGGAACTGAGATTACAACTCTTCCTGGTGGTCAGAATCTTGGAGAACTAGAAGACGTTAAGTATTTCCAGAAGAAACTTTATAAGTCACTCAATATTCCTCTCTCAAGACTAGAACAAGAATCGTCTTTCACAATCGGTAGATCTAATGAGATCACCAGAGACGAACTTAAGTTTGCTAAGTTTGTTGGTCGTTTACGTAAAAAGTTCTCTGAACTTTTCCATGATCTCCTCAGAACTCAGTTGGTACTGAAAGGTATCATGACAACTGATGATTGGGATGAACTCAAAGAAAATATTCAATACGACTACATCTTTGATAACCACTTCACGGAACTCAAGGATAACGAACTGCTTACTGAAAGACTCAATTCAGTTGGTCTGATGGAACCCTATATAGGTAAGTACTTCTCTGTTGAGTATATTCGTAAGCAAGTTCTTCACTTTACTGATGAAGAAATTGAAGAAATGGACGTACAAATTGAGAACGAAAAGAAACTCGGAATCATTCAAGACCCCATGGAAATGATGGGTGGAGAAATGGGCGGTGAACAACCTCCAGCTGGCGGTGGTGCGGAAGGAGAAGCAGGATCTGATTTAGATAGTGCTTTTGCAGCGGCAATTTCTCCTTCCGACTACAACAAAGGCAATATTTGATAAATAATAAAAAACCAAGGTTATTATGACTACTGTATCCCGAGAAATCGTTGACGCGATTTTAAGCAAAGATAACATCAATGCTAACGAAAAAATTTATGATGCTCTTTACGGAAAGAGTTCGGAAGAACTTCAAGCACGTAAAGTGCAAATTGCAAAACACTTCTTTGATCCTGAGAGTGTAAACGATCAGGGAACCGAAGTAAATCTAAATGATGAAGACTCAGAAGATCCCGAAGAGACATCAGAACAATGAAACTTATCTCAGAAGAAATTGTAGACGTTAAATTTATCACCGAAGATTCAGAAGGCGGTAAGAAGTCACACTTCATTGAAGGTGTTTTCCTACAGTCTGACATCAGGAATCGTAACGGTAGAATGTATCCTTTCGATACCCTAAATCGTGAAGTTGGTAAGTACAACGAAAACTATATTCAGAGAGGTAGGGCTTTGGGTGAGTTGGGTCATCCCGATGGTCCAACCATCAATCTAGATCGTGTTTCACATAAGATTGTTTCCCTTAGATCTGAAGGTAAAAACTTCATTGGTAAGGCAAAGATTCTTGAAACACCTATGGGTAGAATCGCAAAGAATCTACTCGACGAGGGTGTAAAACTCGGAGTTTCTTCAAGAGGACTTGGTTCTATTGAAAGAAAGGGCGATACTAATGTCGTCAAAGACGATTTTATGCTTTCTACTGCTGCTGATATTGTGGCAGATCCTTCGGCACCCGATGCATTTGTTGAGGGTATTATGGAGGGAGTGGAGTGGATTTGGTCCAACGGAGTTTGGCAAGAAGCACAACTCGCACAGGCGAAATCCTATTTAAATAATTCTCCGCAACATGAGCTCGTAGAAAGACAACTAAAAGTCTTTGAAAGTCTTCTACGTAACATCCAACTTTAATAAATATTATTAGAAAATACCATTTTCTTTAGAGGGAAAACCATGTCCGATAAAATTACTGAACTAGAAGAGCAGCAGGTTACTGCGGGTGCAAAACCTGGTGATCCTATGCCAAAGATTGTTAACACTGTTCCAGGTCAGACTGGTTCTGCTGAAGATCTTGGCGGTCCACTAACTAAGCCTTCACCTGATACCGAAGAAACTCCTGGTAAGAAAGTTTCCGCAAAGGCATCGAAACTTTCTAACGTTGTCACCAAGGGTGCTGGTGCTCCTGATGCAATGCCTAAACTCCAAGGTTCCGCACCTGGTCAGGCTGGAATGAAGGAGAGTGAGGAAGTAGACGCTGAAATGTCAATCGACGTT